CAGCGTGTGGAACAGCGTGTGGAACAGCGTGGGGAACAGCGTGGGGAACAGCGTGGGGAACAGCGTGGGGAACAGCGTGTGGAACAGCGTGGAGAACAGTGTGTGGAACAGCGTGTGGAACAGCGTGTGGAACAGCGTAGGGAACAGCGTGGAGGACAGCGTGTGGAATAGCGTGTGGAACAGCGTGGGGACCAGCGTGTGGAACAGCGTGGAGAACAGCGTGGGGACCAGCGTGGTGGGCAGCGTGAGGGACAGCGTGTGTAACAGCATGTGGAACAGCGTGGGGAACAGCGTGGGGAACAGCGTGGGGAACAGCGTGGAGAACAGCGTGGTGAGCAGCGTGAGGGACAGCAGGATGGACAGCATGGGGAACAGCGTGTGGAACAGCGTAATGAACAGCGTGGGGAACAGCGTAGGAAACAGCGTGAGGGACAGCGTAGTGAACAGCGTGTGGACCAGAGTAAGGGACAGCGTGTGGAACAGCGTGTGGAACAGCGTGTGGACCCGCGTGGTGAACAGCGTGTGGAACAGCGTGGTGAACAGCGTGTGGACCAGAGTAGGGGACAGCGTGTGGAACAGCATGTGGAACAGCGTGTGGACCCGCGTAGTGAACAGCGTGGAGAACAGCGTGGTGAACAGCGTGGGGAACAGCGTAGGAAACAGCGTGAGGGACAGCGTGGTGAACAGCGTGTGGACCAGCATGGAGAACAACGTGGAGAACAACGTGGAGAACAACGTGGGGAACAACGTAGGAAACAGCGTGAGGAACAGCGTGGGGACCAGAGTGTGGAGCCGCGTGAGGAAAAGCGTGTGGACCAGCGTGGGAAACAGCATGGTGGACAGCGTGATGACCAGCGTGTGGAACAGCGTGATGACCAGCGTGGGAAACAGCGTATGGACCAGCGTGTGGACCAGCGTGGGGAACAGCGTGAGGAGCAGCGTGTATGAACTACGGTAAGCTTTATAGCTTTTTGCTATTTCTACGTCTTATTGACAAAGACCACGGCGAACTGTCGTTGACAGATATTGGTACCTACATAGTACTTATTAAACTAGTTCTGATTAGGCAGCCTACTATGGTCGACTTGACAGCATTGCTGGCTATGCTACTATCCAGGGGATATAGGCGATATGTGACTTCACAACCCGCGTCGGAAGACGTATACTAGGAGCAACATGAAAAAGCAAGCAAGGCAGTATAGACAAGGCGATGTCTTCATTGTAGAAGTTCTCTCTATCCCAAAGCAGGTCAAGAATATTCCTCTGGAGAATGGCAAGATTGTTTTGGCGCACGGCGAAGCGACTGGCCATACGCATGCCATCGATGCTTCCAAGCTGGCCGTGTTCGTGGTGAACGAGCAGACGCAGGAGCGGTTCCTTCAGCTGAAAGGAATGGCGACGCTTCGTCATGAAGAGCATTCTGAGATTCAGCTGCCAGCAGGCAATTGGCAAGTGATTAGGCAGCAGGAATATACGCCGCGGGCATGGCGAACGGTGGCGGATTGAGCAGCATAAAGACCGGCGTGAATAACAGCGTGGTGAACCGCGTGAGGGCCAGCGTGTAGGAACAGCGTGTAGGAACAGCGTGTAGGAACAGCGTGTAGGAACAGCGTGTAGGAACAGCGTGTAGGAACAGCGTGGAGGACAGCGTGGAGGACAGCGTGGAGGACAGCGTGGGGACCAGCGTGGGGACCAGCGTGGGGACCAGCGTGGGGACCAGCGTGGGGACCAGCGTGGGGAACAGCGTGGGGAACAGCGTGGGGAACAGCGTGGGGAACAGCGTGGGGAACAGCGTGGGGAACAGCGTGTGGAACAGCGTGGAGAACAGCGTGTGGAACAGCGTGAGGAACAGCGTGTGGAACAGCATGAAGAACAGCATAAGGGATAGCGTGCAGAACAGCGTGTGGAACAGCGTGGAGAACAGCGTGAGGAACCGCGTGTGGAACAGCGTGGAGAATAGCGTGGAGAACAGCGTGGAGAACAGCGTGGAGAACAGCGTGGAGAACAGCGTGGAGAACAGCATGAGTTACAACATGAGGAATAGCGTAATAAACCACTTGGAGGTCAGATGAAAATTACTGAATTGACGGAAGCACAAAAGGCGCGGTTCGGCGAATTTGTTGCTAAGTGGACGGCAATTGGGTTGGAGACAGCGCCGGCCAATCGTCCTGTTGCAGAAGCAGCAATAGAGCTTTGCTACAGGCAGGCGAATCTAACGCCTCCGAAGAAGATTACTTGGTTTGATTCCCCTGCCGCAATGGTGCAGGTACGGGCGATGCAGGCGAAGATATCTGTTTCGGAGGCGCTGCGTGAGTGTATTTTCGGTCAGCACGACGCTGGTTGGTTGTCTTTCTACGACTACTTCCGTGACGTTTGCGGCCTAAAGACTGAGACCGAGCCGCTTAGTGGTTTATTTGAACTAGCGAAGCATGCCGGCTGGGCATTGCCGTTGGAGAACGAGTGTTTGATTTCAGACCGTCCGTGTCTTCTTAAGACAGACGCAGCGGGAAGATTACATTCTCTTCAAGGACCCGCGTTAGAGTATCGAGATGGTTATAGCCTCTTTGTCGTTCATGGAGTTCGCGTACCTTTCGAGATTGTGCAGAGACCGGACTTGATTACGGTACAGCGGATTGAGGCAGAAGAGAACGGTGAGATTCGTAGGGTGATGCTAGACCTCTTTGGCTGGAAGAAGTACTTGGAGACTTCTGGTGCGGTTGAAGTCAACCGGGACGAGTTCGGCATTCTGTACAAGAAAGACATTAAGAACGATGAGCCATTGGTTATGGTGAAAGTCCTGAACTCAACACCAGAGCCAGACGGCAGTATCAAGAACTACTTCTTGCGTGTTCCGCCTGCTACGAAGACTGCAAAAGAGGGCGTAGCTTCGACATTTCATCGGACGCTGGCGGATTACAATCCCCTTAAAGAAACATGAACAGCGTGGGGAACAGCGTGTGGAACAGCGTGTGGAACAGCGTGATGACCAGCGTGGGGGGTAGCGTGTGGAACAGCGTGGAGACCGGCGTAAGGACCAGCGTGGTGAACAGCGTGTGGAACAGCGTGGAGAACAACGTGTGGAACAGCATGTGGGGCAGCGTGGGGAATAGCATGGCGACCCGCGTAGAAAAGAGCGTGAAGAACCGCGTGAGGGACAGCGTGTGGGCCAGCGTGTGGGACCGCGTGAGGGACCGCGTGAGGGACAGCGTGTGGACCGGCGTGTGGGCCGGTGTGGGGAATAGCGTGGAGACCGGCGTAAAGACCAGCGTGGTGAACAGCGTGTGGAACAACGTGGGGAATAGCGTGATGGACAGCGTGGAGGGCAGCGTGAGAAACAGCGTGATGGACAGCATGGGGAACAGCGTGTGGAACAGCGCTATTTCTGCAAAGCCTCTTCCCGAGAAATAATTCGGTCTACCGCCCCAATCTGTACGGCCTCTTCAGCGCTGAACCAGTAGTCTTTATCAGTCGTACGTTTCTTGAGCTCTTCAAATGAGATATTCAGCCTTGCTGCAATCCCCCGTAAGTATACATCGCTCAAGTCATGCATCATTTTTGAGGCTCGCTCAATGTCACTAGGCTTGCCTTCAAGCGTTGCTGAAACTTCATGGGCTAAGTATACAGACCCTGGTGTGGCTAGACGCGTGTCGCATACTTCTAGAAGATATAGACCCGCGCTCGCGGCCATCCCATCCACTACGCACGTAATCTTCGTGCCTCCGAGTTGAACATGTCTCATCAAAGCTGCGAAGGCAAACATGGTTCTCAACTCACCACCTGGACTATCAAAATGCAGGACTATCTCTGGGTCACGGTGCTCTCTGGCTTCCAGAAGACGTTGGGCAGCTGGGCCCAAGGACATAAAGGAAATGTCTACAATATCCAAGCCGCGTTGTGGGGGCAACTCATCAGCGAAGCAGCTGAACGGCATGAAAGCAAGAAGGGCGGAGAGTAGAACAACAGTCGTTTTCATCGATGGAGTGCAGCGTCGAAAGCAGCTTGGCGTTTCAGGACATCCGAAACGTAGTCACCGCCGGTAGTTAAAGCGTCGAGTCGTTGGACTAAGGAAGTTGGGTCTCCCGGCGTGGCGCGTAGGTCTCCCGGCGTGGCGCGTAGGTCTCCCGGCGTGGCGCGTAGGTCTCCCGGCGTGGCGCGTAGGTCTCCCGGCGTGGCGCGTAGTGCTCGGGTCAGCCCGGCGTTATAGGCCGCAATAGCCACAGCCCAGCGTCCTACCGATAGATTGTAGTAGTGGCGGAGTAGCCAGCAGCCGTATAGAATGTTGAATGCAGGAGAGCGCCAGAGTGGAACTCCGTCGAAAAAAGCAGCATCAAGAAATCTTTGATGAGTTCTATCGTCGAGTTGCATTAGACCCCGACCATGTCCATTGTCACCTGTTCCTGTTGGCCCGGGAGGAAGAAGTGCTTCTCCCCCGCGGCTTTCCCGGTCGCAGATGGCTGCTAAGAGCGTGGGCGATACTCCGTAGACTAACCCGGCAGCCATAAAGCTATCGGCCCATTGCGCCAGCCTACTAGGCAGTATTGATTTAAGATGTGCGGAATCGGCCATTGGCGCTCCGGCGGGGTTTGTAGATAGAGCCGCGGAGTTCCGCGACGTTCTCAGTAAGCCTATCCAGCTTTGAATCATGGACTTTAAGTTTATCATCGATTTGTTTGATAGACCGTTTAGACAACCAGACTACGACGGAGAGCGAGCCAGCTGTAATCAATCCATGCTGTAAAAAAGACCAGTCTATCATGGCACAAAACCGCCACTAGTGCCGCGGATAGGAAAACGGGACATTGTTCCGGCATTTCTTCCCATATCGTGGTAGGATGAAATAATAGACGTGTTCGTTATCACATTTTGGCTGTAATCAATGAACACCGCACCCGGTGACGTTTGGTCGTAGACATTGCCTAGTGATGCAATACTTCCAAATGTGGGGTCTGTTTGAATCATGGGAGTGGCTGTTGGGCCCATAAAGAACTGATTGGCTGTTAGGTTAATGGCCCCATAGTGGTCGACTACGACCGCTGCGCCCGTGGGAGATTGTCCATTAAATTGATTCCCTGCGAGATAGATGCAGCCCGGGTTGTTAGAACTTCCGCCAACACCGGTTACAAACCTAGCATTATCAAAGTTTGTTTCTGCTTGACACCCTGTTATAGCAAGCGTTCCGGTCCCATTACGAATACAAGCGATTTTGATGTTGCTGAAAATGACTCCATCCACACGAATTCGGCCGCTGTTGATAAGTCCGTCTATGCCGTAGTCGCAACCATTCATGCTACCGCCCCAAAATGAGGCATCTTTTTGATTTCCAGGATTGCCTAAAAAGACAAAGCATGCCCCAGAATTGATGAAGGCCGTTGAGGTACCAAACTCACAGTTAACGAAACTGAGCTCTGATACTTGAAATGATTCGCTTGTGTTTCCTACGGCGACTCCGGCAGAACCCAAGCCAGACCATCCCTCAATGGTACATCTATTAAAGACTAAATTCGAAGACCCAGACCCTCCCGCAGCTTGATTGCTTTGGAGATGAAGCACATACAATGGTTGGTTGCGGCCTTCAAAATGAACATTCTCAAATGTCGAGGTATTCATTCCGTGGGCATTAAATAGCGTTTGGCCGGCAGGGCCTAACCAAATCAAGCGCGATTCTTTACTAGAATGTCCTCGTAGCTGTAAACTGATGCTGTTAGTTCCAGTGTAGTTGAGAGGGGCTGTAATCTTGTAACGACCTTCGGGAATTTCAATAATACCGGATTGATGAGCCAGGAGGTCTAACGCTTGTTGAAAAGCTGCTGTATCGTCTGTAACTTCATCCCCCTTGGCTTGAAAAGGCATGGTACGAATATTTAGCTGCATGGGGACAAGTCTATGAGTTGAAAATGATGAAACTAAAAGTCAACGCACCCGTGGTTACTGTCGCTGCTCCGGTTGCATTAACACTAGTAACAGTGAATGAGCCCGCCCCTGGAGTCACCACTAAATCAGCCACTCCAACGCCAGTAGTTTCACATTGAACAAAAATAATCGTTGTGGCTGCAACTAAAGTGTTAGTAACGACACACGCGCTAGCAGCATTGGCAATAGCGGCGCGTCCGGTAACACGACTAATGGTCGTATTTCCAGGTGTCCCTGAATTGTTAAGATATTGATTAGTTCGCCAAGTCAGTTCTCCATTTCGGTCGACCGATACGGCTTCCGTAATATTATTTTGTAACTGAAGAAGTCTGGACCCTGCGTTCGCTAGCGTATTCTGGCTATTGACTATTAAGCCGATTGCCGTCGCACCGTCGGTGACCTGGCTATTGATTGCTGTAGCCGCACTGTTGCCTCCTATAAAGAACAGGTTTCCAGACCCGCTATCTCGCAGTGCAATAGCGGCACCAGCCCCGGTTTCTAGCCGTATCGTATTGCCGCTGAAATCTAACCCAAACACATTGCCAGTCGAACCGTTTATGCCTAGGGTTCCACTTGAAACCACGTGATTTAACGCGGTCAGCGTGAGAGTGCTAGCGCCAGCGTTGACACCTGGACTGAATAATGTTGTCCAGCGAAGAGTAGATGTCCCAATTGTCTGGCCGTTGTTGTCTGCGCCTGGATTTAGGTTACCGCTAAACAGCGTGCCGGTAAAACTACTGCCAAAAGGTTGAATCATAGCTGCCTAGGGGGAGAATTGAGTAGTATAACCGTCTATTCGAATCAGAACGTCCGTCCCGCCCGAAACAGCAAGACCATTTGCAGCAAAGAGAACCCGGCCGCCGGAGTGCGCAGGCAATCGCATAGGGGGCCAGGTTCGTGTTTGACGGGCAGTCGTTCCACCCGGCCCTGGCCAGTTAACGTTCAAGTCGGCTTCTGGTTCCCGCATCCAAACAGCCAAGGCATCGTGATAGACCCAACAGTCCAGCGACCCCCCCGCCGTAATCGTCTGGCCAGAGTTGGCCTGAAGCGTAACGGTCACTACTTGTAGATTCGCGAGTCGAAGGCCGTCACTGTATTGCGTAGTGCCGGCGCCCGGGTCGATAAGATACTTCCCTGAATCATTTGGTGGAGATGAGACAGCTGCAGGTACAGCTGGAACGCGGGTAAGAGCGCTTCTTTCGATAATAAATCTATCCGCTGAGGAAGCCATTTAGCGCCTCCGTTGAAGGGCACGAGCATAACGGGCTTTTTGCTCTTCTTCTTTGTCAAGGTCATCTTGTGAAGGTCCTGAGTATGAGGTTGCTTTTTCATACGGGTCGTAGTCACTGCCCTGGATGCCCGTTTCGGTGGTGGAGGATGCATGCTTACGGCCAGTCGGAACAGAGCCGCCGTCGGCAAAGCCTTTACCGCGAGCATGGGCTTTCTGGTCTTCTTCCTCTTCATCGATGTCCGGATTCTCTTCTAGGTCGCCCATCTCAGTCCATTTCTCTGGCTCTTCTGTATTGCCATAGACGTTGGATTGGCTCTCTGGATATTCCCAATCTTCCTCGCGTTCCGAGGCCTCATCTTCGGCGTAAGGCTTGTTTAGATAGCCTCCGTGTGCATAGTGTTCTTGGTGGCCAGTATTGAACTCGTTATCGTCTTCATCGTCCTGTTCCAAGAATTCTCGTTCTTCTTCACCACGGTCAGACATTCCACCATGGGCATATCCAACTTTACCACCCATTGCCATCATGGCATCTTGATAGCCTTGGTGATATGCCGGATGGTCCTCTGGCGTCTCGTCATGTGCCATTCCTTCGCCTGGAGTATTCCGCACAGTTTCGAAGTCCGGAACTGCATCAATCTCCGACTCTTTCTTACGCTCTAGTTCCCGACCAGATTCGGGATAATGCTCTTCGTGAAGATACTCGCCTGGGTGGGATTCTCCGCCGTGCCAGTAATGTGAAGGCTCATGATGGGGGCCGAGAGATTGAACATACCTTTCGATAGGGTTGTTCATGTACTCAGCACCAGCTTCACCACCACGCATCATTCCTACCTTTTCTGGCAGTTTCTTCATGCTCGGGGTCTTACTAGCAAACTCTTTGGCCATTTCTGGCTTGCGTGCAAACATGAACCGCATCTGTGCCTTTGAACGAAACGGCATTGCTATTCACCTTCTCTTGTGTTGGTAATTGGGAGCTTGGACCGCTCCGAAATCGTAAGCTTAGAGGCCCCACTACTGCTTGGCTTCTTACCGGGGGTGCCTTGGGACATAGACGGAGAAGGCCCCATTAGAGTCATTTGGTTGGATTGAAACATTGACGGCCGTAGAGACCCGTCCATATCCTGCCCAAACAGCTTGGAAAGCATCAGGCGAGTTTGGAATGGTAGAGTCTTCTGCGCGGTAGCTTTTTCTAGTACAGCAGTCTTAATCTGCTCTAATAGTCTGGGGTGTACTACCGAGAGAGCTTCTAGTTCTTCGTTGGACAACCGGCCTTCTTTAATATGTTGGAGAATGGACAGCGGCTTATCGACTGCATCCACATACCGTTTGAACGTCGCCATTTCTGTATCATTGGGCGGAAGGGTTTTCGCAAGAGGAGTCTGTGGCGGATGGTTTGGTGCTTTAGAAGCGAGAAAGGCCACCGCAATAGACGTAGCAACGTTCAGAGCTTTAGCGGTCTCTGGTGCATGGTCTATAATCCCGCCCGTTTGTGTACTAAGATGTTGTTCCATGGCTGTAGGATTTGTAGCCAGCTGTTGAACGCGGTCAGATACCTTGGCAAGATTCGCACCTTGATAGCCGGCTGACCGCTGCCCAGCTTTCGCTCCGACTTGGAAAACTTTGTTAGCGCCAGACTCAATCTGCGCGAGAGTCTTATTGTTGAATCGTTCAAAGTAACCAAGGAGCTCAGCGACCCGCGGAACATTCTTAGACAGGCTATAGAGTGAATGTGCGGGCCCTAGCACGGTACCGGCCGGTCCTAGTGCCATATGGCCCAGCATGGACTCTCCTACCGCCCCCAGCAATCCGCCGCCCTCCGGCGACATACGTTGCATTGCTTGGGTAAGGTCTAAGTTCTTTCGCGCCTCTGCAATGTTGTCGCCGGTCTTATTAACTAAACTACGAATAGAGTCTGCGTCAAAATCACCGGTCTTCACGAGCTTATGGGAAGCTTCGACGGCGTCAGTTAGTTTCTTAGATGATTCCATCCACTGGGTAACGGTTTCAAGTTTGTCTTGTCCGGAGGCTTTGTCTAGAGATTTTAGCCAGGAGTCTACTTTGGTTGGATTGAGTTCTGCTGTACCTTTGGCTGTTTTAGACCCTAGGGCTTTCATCAACTCTTTAGTGGTCGCAATGTGTTCGGTCTGGGCGGAGTTCAAAGCAGCTTGGCGTGCCCCTGCTTGGCCCCATACCTCTTCGTTTTCTAAACCTTGTCGAAAGTCGGTATAGAGGCCTTTCATGTCCATAGCGGTCAATTGTTTGTAGCGGTCGGCGGCTTTAGAGACTTTCGTAAGGTCCCAGAGATGTCGTTTAGTCTCGTCTAGCACGTCATAGACTTCGGCCGGATTGGCTGTATTTCGTAGACGGTCTAGAAGATTGCCATGCATCTGCTCTAGTTCGGCAGCAATGCGTTCGTCTCGAAGCATGCCTTGGGCTTTGAGTTCTTGCCCCGCGGTGCCAATCCGATTGACCAGACGTTGAGCATCTGCGATGGCGGCCTCGGGCTTAATTTCTGACAGCAATAACTCCCGCTCAGCCGGCCTAATGGTCCTGGTTAAGGTCCGGGTCGTAGTTTCGTTAGCGTCGTGGAGGTCTTCTAGGCCTTTGGTAAGGTTCTTGGCGAAGGTGGCGCGATACTCTGGGCTCTTGAGTTGAGGGGCTTTCCCAGAAATGAGGTCTGAAATGACCTTTGGGGTTTCATTCAGGCGCGCAGCGGCGTAGGTAGGATAGGCTTCTCGGAAGGCTCCAGCGGCCTTATTGCCTAGGCGCGCCATCGCCTCCTTAGAGGCCGTAACGGCCGCAGGAAGGCCGACCTCTGCGGCCCCCAGCGTACCCCCTAGACCAGCGCCTAGAAGCGCTCCTAAGCCAATCTGGGCCATTGCAGACTGTGCTGTAAGGTGAGGGTCGCCTAGAGCTTGTTCATGGACGACGTTTCCACCAGCGTAAGCGGCTCCTTCAATAGCGGACCCGGCCCCTACCTGAGCAGCGCGGGTGGCTAATCGGCTCGCCAATGATTCTCCGGCCGGTAAAGCAGTTTCGGTTAATCCACGCCCTAAACCCCCAGCGCGGGCGATTAGTGAGGGGGCGGTTAGTTCTGCGGCGCCACGGAAAGCTGTCCCACCGGCTTCGGGGAGTAAAGCAGCACCTCCAGAAACAATAGCAGGAGCCGCAATGCCGAGCCCCATTCCTATCTTTTCGGCCCAGGGGTTGATTTCTTGTCGAGCTCGGATAGCTTCTGGCTGGACACCAAAAGCTTTCTCTAAATGTGTTGACAGTCCAAACGTAAGGGCCCGCCCAGCTGCTTCCGCCCCTGTTTCGAAAACCTGCCCAGGAGTACCGTATTTTTCTTGTAATCGATGCTTTTCAATCTGTTCTGATGTAGCAGGGATATAACCATAACTACCAGCGTATTTTACATCTTCAGGTGCTAGTGTTTCCAGCTGTCCAGCCGGCGTAATATACAAAGGCGCTTTGGATTGGTCTGCCATTAGGGATTTAATGACTTACGGCGTGACCCTGTCGTCACTTTCAATTCTTCATTAAGTCGTTTCAGCGCATCTTCACGAGTATAGGGGTTCATAGAAGCTATTTCTAGAACACGCGGCATAATTGCATCGGCCGCCCCGGGCCGGGTATAACCGTGGGCGCGGGCTAATGCTTCAGCCTGTTGTCGGGCCCATCCTTGAACTGCCGCATGCGTTGGCGTCCCGGGAATCTTAGCCATGATACCCAAGCCAGTTTCTGGTCGCTGTTTCAATGTTTCACGAGCTTCTGTTTCCCCGGCTTGTTGAGTACGGCGAGTCTTGGCGCCTTCGGCTGTTAACGCAGGCGCTTCTCCAGGAACTTGTCGTTCTAACAAATGTGGTGGTAGATAGGGGCTAACTTCGCCTGTTTTCATATATCTGTTAATTGCGTCTTGTTGCAAAGCGCGGTCTTGCTCAGCCCAGCCCATCTTGGTTTGTTCGAATTGATTGGTTAGAGCCATGTGTTGTCGCTGTGCTTTAGAGGTCATTACTTGGTTAATATTAGAAGCCGCGTGGGTTGTTAGTTGGCCAATAGCAGCATCGGCCGCTGCTCGGGCTTGTGGTCCTTTATGTCGGTCAGCGGCCATATCCAGCTGTGTAGCTAGATTGTTCCGTAAGCGCGCATCGGCCAATTTATAAGACTCGTCTGCCATATGACCCTTTTCTAACTCTGCTCGATAGTGCGTGTGTTTATTCTCCAAGTCCTTTTGTTGCGCATCGATGTCGCGGTCAATCATCTTGTCGATAATTCCTAAAGCAGCGTTTGGTTGTCCGGTTATACCCCCACCAATACCACCAAGAATAAGACCTATCATCGCAGAGATTTTCTGCCCAATGTTCTTTTGTTCCCAAGCGCGGTTTGGATTAATCTTAAAGTTTTTGATATCTTGACTTTCTTGCGCTAGTTGTTGCATTCGAGCTATGGTTTCAGCCTTATGTGCTGCATCATTAGTCGCAGTATCGTCCAAATATTTCTGCGTTTGAGCAGCGCGGTCCTTGCCCATTGCTTCCGCTTCAACCGCTTCTTTGTCATAAGCAGTTTTAGATAGTTTCAGTCCTTCTTTCAACATGCCCATCGTTTCGTCTTTTTCGCCGACGCTTTTGGGCGCTTTTGGTAATTCGACGGGCGGCAATGGAGTTTCTAGTGTGGCGGCTGGTGGCGCTGTGGCAGTAGGCGTAGTTTGCTCTAAACCCATTTCTTGAAGACTTCTAGTATCTGTCTCTCCGCCCGTTTCTGGTCCCATCGTAGAGGCTGCGGCTGGTCTCGCTAAGGACTCAGCTGCACTACCGCGAGTATATTCTGGTTTGCCGGCCTCGCCCATAGCTCTAGCGCTGGGCAGGATTTTGCCCCAGACAGAACCGCCATCAGCAAACTTAGGGATATTGGCCAAAGTCTTCTTATCAAGTCCTTTCTTAGCCACACGAAACGGATTACCATCACCGTGGTCAATCTCGAAGTGCGACTCGTCTTCTTTAGAAATTCGATAGCGCTTCAAGCCGAGTCTCCAACGCACGCGTGCGCATTAAAAGGCGCCCAAACGGAGAACCGACTTCTCCGCCATGAGCCATTTTCTTATGCTTCCTGATGGCTCTAACAAACTCAGCTGCTTTTCTGGGTGCATCGTTATCTTGCGCGACTGTTCTTGGAAGAACAATTTCGCCCGGAGAGAGCATAGCAGGGACGTGGTCATTCTCTTCTGAATCGCCGTCAACTTTAGCTTTGCCTTTAACCTCAGCACCGTGGGCTAATGCCGCTGCAGCACCGCCCCCTTGTGTTATACCGCCGACAATTTTTCCGGTTAATGCCTTATCTGCCCCTTTCATTTGCGTATCACTACCAACTTGTGTTTGCCAAGCACCTAACCGCTGTTTCTCTAGTTCTAATTGCGCTTGACGGTCTTGTTCGGACACTTGCTGCCCCATCCCGGCGGCTTGAAGCCGTTGTCCGGTTGCACCTAGGCCGACTTGACCAAAACCGCCTAATACATTACCTAGTTGTGCTTGTGCTGCTTGCTGTTCTTGGGCACGGAGAGCGGCAGATTGAGCCGCAGCTTGGCCCGTCGTAGTGCCTTGTGCTTCAAGAATATTCCGAAGACCAGCACCCGGAGATACGCCCGCTTGTGATTGGCCTAAAGCCATTTCCCCACGAAGATTCTGGTCGAGGGCTGATTGAAACTGAGATTGTGCTGCGGAGGGGCCCTGTCCTGCTGCGGCCTGAGCTAGTTGACTGGCCAAACCTTGATAGCCTAACAGAGCGTTTCCGACGCCAGGGTCTCCTTGGCCGGGAGGATTGCCTACTAAGCCTTGATTAAAGGCGTTCATCTGTTCTTGCTGTTGTTGAACACCGGGTCCGCCCCGTTGACCAAGCCCAAAATTAACCATATACTCAGACCCTGGAACATAGCCGGGCGTTTGAGTCAAGATATCTCGGGACCGTTGCTGTTGCGCTAAATTTCCACGTTGAAGCAATTCACGTTGATAATCCCCACCTTGATAAGAAGAGGCATAATCTTTAGCTCGTTGAGCAGCATCCAATCGAGCTTGCTCGTCGGGTCCATGTAGTAGACTGGGGGCAAAGCCAAACTTGAAACCCATCGTTACACTGTCGCGCTCGCTGGAAGCTTAAACGCGCCTTTCTTAGTGCCAAGTTCTAGCGTGAGATTCTCGATGGAGAACTTAGCCGTTGTTTCTTGGCTAGAAATGATTCTGAATTTAATAGCTTCGCACTTCTGTTTATAGCTGAGCATATGCCTAAACTGCCAAGGCTCGGTAATGCCTAGTGGTCCGACGGAAAAAGACTCGACAAAATTCGGTATATAATCGTAGGCGATGTAAACCGTAAAGGAGTGGTTAGAACCATTGGTAGCGCCTGTAAATAGTGCTCTAACGACACGTTGAAAGTCTTGTACGCCTTTGACCTTAATCCAACCTGTTTCAGCTACTCCAACAATACCTTGAGTGGTAGTTGAGGCGTCGGAATTTGCCGATTCGGAATCGACCTTGACAATGTTATTAGAACCAATCTGTATATAACTGCCGTTCCAAATAACGGCGTCTGAAGCGTAGTAGTTTGTAAACGTTGTCCACTTGAACTTGTCGGATATCTCATCGGCATCAGCCGCGAGAACATCCGTATAGTCGCAAACTAAACAAACGCCAGGACTGTCCACGACATATCCGGTGGGCGAAAAGATACCCACCGGTTTTAATGTCCAGCGAACTTGAGACCGGTCCTGAAGCAGTTGTACGGACGTGATGGCTGGGACACCAGTAAACCCTAAAGGCTTAATCAAATTTTCAACCGCGGCGCCGAGATAACGCATTTGGAGCCCGCGGTCTAGAAGATAGAAACCTTTGTTACTGAGAAACAAGACGCCAAATGGCGTAGAAACGATAGACCGTGCATCTGCACAGCCTATATCTTGGGAGACTAGTTGTGGTGTAACAAATGTGTTGTTTGACCCGAGGTCGTTAGGACCATCTCCGTACAACACCGCCGTTGCTGTTTGTTCAAAGACAATCAGCTTATCATCCATTGAAGCGCCGCCCGTAATGTCGCCTCCCCATGGATTGACCCGGAGAGTGAAACTATCATCGAAGTTAATGCCGCCACCTGCGACATATTTGCGGCTATACCAAAGTAAGTTAGAGTCCTCTAACCCCAGCAAGAATAGTCTATTTTGATGGGCGACCGCATAGCGTGAAGCCGGCGGTACGATATTGGCTAATGCGCCAGCGGTATATAGAATTTCATTGCTATTAATTGACGAATCGGCTGCTGCGTCAGTATAAGTCGTAGTATCGTTGGTAGTATCATTGACTATTGAATTTGTTAATGGCGTTAGACGAAACAATGTAGAGCCATTAGAGACCGTGCGCCAAATAACGATTCGAACATCCGCTCGTGGAGAGACTTTATTCGTCCAACGTAAATATGGTACTGTAATCGTTGTTTGGTCATTTAATGCGGCTGTTACAGACTGTGTCGGCGTAGCGGCTGATTGCCAGCGATTCCCTAAATTGTCGACCCACTCATAAGTCAAGGCGTATTGATAGGCACCAGCGCTTAGAGAACCTCCGCCTACTACATTTTGTAGTCGAATCACTTCTGGATATTGTGGGAAGCCCATTTCAACGGGGTCTGACCCGTCAAATAATGAGGGACTGCCACATGCCTGGAGCGCTAATCCACCAAACAAGGCTTTTTGTAAAGCAGGTGCTTGCGTATTAGTTGTTAACCTTGCGATACCAACCGCGTTTGTAGCCGTACCAGAAGCCAGTGATAAAACAAACTGGTCTAAGGCAATGGTAAAAGCGTTTCCGTTGTTATCTGTTCTAACCGCAATTGGATTTAACCCGAGTGTAAAGGTGAAGCGGGCACTGCCATATAATGCCTGTCCGACGAATCTGGCCGCTGTCCCGTCCTTTTTCGTATCCTCAAAGAGACCAAGGGATTGTCCGAGGGTATTTTGTCCCGAGTTAGGTGCCCCGCCGACAATGCCCCAGCGTGAGAAAAGCCAAATATAGCGTCTTCCGGCTCCATCTTGGAATGGCGTTGTAGCAACTGCAGACCCGCGCACAAAATTTCGAAGCGTGCCAATAGTTCCGCCCGAAGTTAGATTCACAAACCGAACACGATTATTGTTCGTATCGGCCCCAAAAGAGTAGTAGATATCGGAAGACGCGGCTAAAGGAAAACCGGCAGCTGAATTACTGCTGTTTGCGGTATTGGGCGTATCTACCGTGGCAGAGGCCTGCGTAATAGTCAGACTGAGATTCAAGACCGTACGTCGTAAGGTATTGGTATCAAATGCCAAGACGTACAAAAACCCATCATTACTACTCGCGATAAAACAACCCGCCCCGGCGGGCATTGTAGTATCCACGGGCCCAGCTAGAATGGCTAGGTTCGTATCTAATTCTTCAACTTGTGCTGTTGACCCCGCGCCTTGCCGATTGACAATAAAAACACGATTGTTAACGGAAATCGCGGCCAAACCATTCGCCGCATTGCTAGACGTCACTAGGTTAATAACAGCCCAACCTCCGTTCGGGTTGGTAGTATCAAAGGTAGAACCAAATACTTGTGTCGACCCTCTAAGCCATACGGCGATGAATACATTGGACTTGGCCGCTACTTGAACAATATTCACTGTGCTGGATGTATCCAAAATCGTAACATCGCCAACTTGGGCGCCAGTAGTTTCATCGATTATTCGGGCCTCAACAGCGGTTGTCCCAGAAGTGGGGGCCGTTACGACCAGATAACAAGTATAGCCATTCGTGGACTCCATTGCGGTCCACGTGACCGGACGTGCACTTCTGTAAGCAATAGCTTTTGTTATTGCCAACGGATTGATGCCGGTACTATGACTGGACCATTGAGTCTTTTTAGAATCATAGGTATAAAACTTCTTCCCCTGAACTGCAACGGTATTGCCTAAAACATAACCCAGTAGACTGGTCTCCGTCGACAGCGAAGTACCACCATAAATTGTTTGGGATAATGCAGTAAAGCCTGACCGCCGTTCAATGGCCTTTCCACGAAAGACCATATCGGTAGCGGTCGTAAGTTTACCTGCCAGGACCAGTTTGCTAGAAGTTCGCTGGTCGAGCGACTTCGTAAAGTCAACCGAAACAGTTGTCGTTTGAAGAGGCACGCTTATTGTTCCGCCACGAAACGAATACCAGCTAAGGATAGATTTACGCCAGACCCAACCAAAGCATTAACAGCCCCTGTATCTCGAATTACAACTTCTCCAAATAACTCATTTGAAACGACAGCGAATTTTAAACGTCGAAGGGGTCGAAAACCAGCCGGGAGTGTAAAAATAATAGAGGTACTGCCGGGCGTTCCGCCGGTCACAAGCCCGTCTAGTACTACCCAACCTAAACTGTCTAGAGTAAAACGCGCATCTCGACCATTCGGAGCACCGTTTGGGTCAAAGTTAACCCAACTGCTTTGAAAAGCCGGACCGCCCTGCTGGCCCACCAGAATCCATTGAATAGGCTGTGGCTGAAGAGCGGCAGAAATGCGGTCTAGATTTCGGTCTATTTCTGAACGGCCTGTACGAACCGGAGAGAATGCCATTAGCGCGTGCGGAGCACTAGACCCCACCCCCTCCTGCGTAACCGCCCCCTCCAGCCGGCCAAGCGTAGTTGGACCATTGCGTATCAGCTACGGTCGCGGGACTGCCGGCATCTCGATTCTCCGCCGCTGACTCAATGCGTTTGATAAGAGCCATTTTCTGGCCTTCAAGAACAGAGACATCGCTTTCTTCTTTCTGCAATGCTTTAATGGCCGCATCAATAACAATATATTCTTCCCAACCCATGCCGTCTGTGGCGGCTGGAAGCGCATCAGTATCATTGACTAGTGGCGCTAGTTGAGGAATGTAGTGAATCTTCACGGTCTGATTGGCAGATGGCAGAGGAATAAACCAAATGGTTCCGGCACGAATCCGATAGCGAAGATTGGTTACGCCGAACCAAGTCTGGAAGTTGGGGATGCTGTATCTATTGCGTTCATTGAAGGTAAATGGACGCAGAGTAATGCTGATAGGATTGACACCGGTTGTTAACTGAACATCCGCACCAAGTAGTTTGTAAAAGTCGGTAGGTAGCGCAAAATTATCTGCAAGACCGTCGGTGATAAACGTTGCAGACTTGTAGAAAAAGTCGTTGCCGTATTTTTGAATGAGGATATCGTATAACTCCGCCCAAGACGCATTGATGTTATTGTTGTGCTCGCTATCGGTCAAGAAAGATGAATTGACCATGTCCGCGCGCTGCTTCGCGGCGGTTCTAAGAAAGGCCAGCGTAGTAGCCATAGCCTCTCCTAGGTGCTAAGGGCGGTAATCGTTACCGTTTGCACTGAAGCAGCAGTAGCGCTACCGTCAGAGGTATAAACAGTAGCACCAATATCATATTGCTGGGTTGCAGCATTGGTCAGTGTTGCTCCCTGGCGCGGCGCAAAGAAGACAATATCGAATGTATAGTTATTGGTTGCGCTGTTGTTAATCAGACGAGACATCCCGATAGACGGCAAGGGCGGAAGGTACACTTCGGTGTTGCTGTTCTCTGCATTACCGCCATCCGTCTTACCGGTTCTTGCTGCCCAGAGTGAGACTTCAATAACCTCAACCGGGGTTGCGTTGCCGTTCGTCACAGCAACGACCCCTTTGAGTTTCTGATTATTACTAATGGTCCCAGAGCCAGGAATAGTCGTAACAGCAGCCGTTATTGCCATATGACCTCAGGTTATGCCGAACCTTCTTCCCAAACAATTGTATACGAAAGGTTCTGAGATGCTTCAAGAGCCGCACCCATATCAATCGTTAAGAATTGCGAGGCACTGCTCAACGTTAGGGCTTTATCTCCGTGCGTTGTAAACTCCCAACGCAAACGGTCCGGAGTCTGAGCCGTGCCCGAACCAATATAAGCAGAACGCACAACAGCCGTTAAACTTCCTGCGGTTGGTGCTGCCGTATAATGCGTAACAACGCCTGCGGCGGCTGCATCACTCTGGTCAGATTTACCCAGCGTTGGTGTTACAGGCGTACCACCCGAAGCTGCCGTAGACCGAAGATTTAATGACATGGCTTTCACAGTCGCGGATATGGCTCCAACAAACGCCAGCTCAACATATTTTATGCGCATCTTCGTCGACGCAGCGCCCGTAAGTTGAACAATAGTCGTGGGGGCAGCACCAGGCACAATGGTAGCACTGGCCTGATATTGGGGGTCATACAGAGGAAGATTCTGATTTGTACCGTTTGCGTCTTTAGCGAGGAAGGACATCTAATTCACCTTGGTTAGCTTTAAAATCCTGGGATTATAAAGTTGAGATTGCCACTAAGCAGATTCGACTCAAAACGCAATTGCCCTGCTACTGGCATATTGAACGGCGATTGCGCATTCTGGAGATTCGTTACAGAGTTCTGGCTTCCGGTATAAGTGTCTTCTGGTATGACGTTGACGGTCGCTCGGTTGGAGACATTCACCGAGTTATCATCGCCGTTCACTACCGCGAAACAATCGTAGAAATACTTTGAGCCTTGACCCGTAGTAGCAGTTCCACCAATCTGGCCATGGAAGACTTCGCCCCACGAGAAATTAATGGTAGAGTTGGCAGGAATCACGACCGAAGCATTACCAGCAGCAAATGCAGTCGGAATATTGTTTCCCGGCTGATATGCCGCGGCTGAATCTTGTGCTTGGCCGCCATTGCTGCCAGTCGTGTTTCCAACGCGAGAAACATACGGTTGAATATAATTCGCTTTGATAGACGAACCAGTATTGTTCGTAACAGATAGAACCACGTTAATCTGCTGATTGTTAGTTACGCAAGAGTTGGTAACGCCGAGTGCGAGCGCTAGAGCCATTAGAAAATCCTCGATTTTCGCGTGGTATCCATTATTGGTATCCTCCTGACGTTGTCGGAGTGCTAGAGAAGTGAGCCGGGGCGGTTGACACAATAAGGCCATTGTTAAAGCCGAAGACAATTCCACCTGTCCCCGGACTGGCCATGACTACGGATTCTGCTATGGTCGTAGCCTGGAGATAACTCCCATCAGAACCAGCGACCCATGCGCCTACAGTTAGTATTTGTGTCTGCGGATTTACTAAAGAGGCAGTTCCTGAAGCAGATGATGTTCCAGTAGTTGAACTGCCCTGGCCGCCGACTTGGGGAGCATGGGGAATGATTTCGAAGTTGAAGTACAGATTGCCGTTGGCACCGCTTGCAACAGCTGGGACTGAGATAGTTTGTCCTGGTCCTAGATTTGGTTTACCGATGCTACAAGCTACAGGCTGTTGCCCGCCGTCAGGACTGGCCACATAAACATAAGGGTCAATCGCCGTGACGTTCACTATGCTAGCGGACGGATTCGCGACCTGCACCGAGCAGAAGACCCTCGGCATCTGCTGATTCGCGGTTGGTGAGACGTTACCAGACGAACCAATACCTAGCTGGTTCTTATCTGTCGACATCGTCAGATTTGCGAGAAGCGCGCCGGCCACTAGGAAACCTCTGGTTTACGCGTGCTTTGCACTAGAAGCTCGTAGAGTTGGAGAGAACGATTTCTAGAATCACGATTTCACCGCTTGCTGGGTCTGTCGCTACGCTGGAGGTATTCAAAAACGTCAGACTACACTTTGGCGTTGTCGTGCTGGCCAAGTTCGTATCTGGGGTTTGAACAACTACAAACGGGGCTGCTGACGCAGAAGCGTTCTCAAAAGTATAGTTCAAACTCAAGAAGCGGTTGTAGCTGTCTTGTAGAACTACATCAAAGACACCAGTACCGGTTCGCGTTATGGTTTTAACGCCTTTAAATCCCGTTGCACTAGCTGCAGAATAAGACCGGGCCGCCGGGTCCCACTTCTGAAGAGTAGGAGCGCCAGCGGCACCGAATTTAACAACGGCGAAAAGAGTTACAACGTTTTTTTCGAGAGACTGGTCAAGCTGAAAAAAGAACCGATTTGCCATACATCCTCGGTGAGGCCACTCACCACGTCTACGACGAGGGTACTAAACAGCGAAGTCAACGTTACAGTTCCAGCCTGGTGCACGGCACTCAAGGTTTGCGTAGTACGCGCACCGGAGTTCCGCTGCATCCTGATTGTAGACACGGAGCATCTCAAGACCGTCCAAGTACCGAACGATATGAGGCGCCTCGTTCAGCGAGTCTAGACGCCACGTATTCATCTGAAGCATCCAGCCCTTCGCGACCTGAGAAGACCGGTCTGGGAAGACTTTGATGGTCGTATTAGCGCCGTTGACCTCAATGCCTCTGAAGGCAATCTCAGCGGGGCCTTTCACTCCGACGTACTGAATCTTTGCGCCCAAAGACTTTTCAAGAGCTCCGAAACTAGCGAAGGGCATAATCACATGGTCCGGCTTTCCACCTTCTCGGGCGGTCAGCATCGAGGCGTCAATCAAAGCCTCTTCCAAAGACTGGGACGCGCCATTGTAATAAACACCGGCGAGGCGGATACGGTCTGCGGAGCGGTTTACGCCGTAGAAGTTATCCGTTGAGCTAGGCGCCGTAGTAGGCAACCAAGCAGATAGACCCGAGATAGTGTTGTTATTATCACCCTGAACCAGCAGAAAGTCGTTCGCGGTCCAGCCAGTTGGCGTACCAGCACTTCCGCCAAGTGCTGTCGCTGAGACTGTCACCGTGCCGGCCTGACGGTCAACTGCCGTCACATAACCCAGAGCAGCGCGTGGAGAAGCTCCGCCGTCGGTCGCATTGGCTTGAAGCGTCATATTGACTTCAAACTGAACAACATCTGCGACGTTAACAAGTGTAATCACGCCTGAGGTGATGGAAGAAATCTGACCTCTAGAACCAGAGCCACTTCGGAATATTTGTGCAGCGAGGTTGAGGGTAATGGCTCTGATGGCTCCATCGATTACGACTTTGGAACCTTCGATGAAGGCCATCTTGTCAGTCTTGCTGGCGAGCAGCGTTTGGTTATCAATCGTCGCAATTGAGTAGTCAGTCTTCCTGGTCAGCAAGAATGACTGAATCTGAACTGGCGCCTGGTTACCGAGCGCGTTACTAAAAGTCGCGCTTCGGCCCTGAGACACGCCAGTGATGATAGGAACGGGAAGATACTTGCCGCCGAATTCCGTAAACTTGGGAACCATTGCCAAGAACGGGTTATCAGCGTAGACCAAGTTCTCAACTACTTGGCCATCATACAATTCTTTTAGAGCCGCGTTTGCAGCTGTAAGGTCAAAATAAGCACCCAAGGGAGCCTCTAATACCAAGAGACGGCTGTGCCGCTCTTAGGAGAAAGAAAAGTTAGATTGAGTCCCGACTAGGAGTGTCTGTCGAGGGCAGCTTTGGCTCGCTCAATGCGCTCTTTTTCTGTTCTTGGAGCGTTCATCATTGATGGCGTGCTAGCTGTCATATCATTGGACAATGTACGTCTCTGCTGCTGTCCAACATCCTGCTTCTCTTCCTTCGGCTTCTGATTGCGTGCTGCCCACTTCTTTGTGGCTATACTTCTCTCGACGGCTTGCTCTAGATAAGATTCAACTTGGTCTGCTGCTTCTTTAGGAGACATGACTTTGCCGGTTTTTTGGAAGTATGCCTCGATGGTCTGCGCTACTAATCCATGGCCGTTGTGTAAGTTGGTTAATTCGTAGGTCTCCGGATTAGCAGTAACAAACTCCGAGACTTCTTCGTTGAACTCCTGGATAGCAGCACGCTGCTCTCGTACAACCGCCTGACGTTCTGCTGCCACGGCCCGCTGTTGCTGTATTCTCTGCTGAGCCTGAAAACGTCTCAGTTCATCCTGGAGTGCCTTAACTTGCATATCGGCGGCTGGTTTACCATCATTCAAAACAGCCTGCGTCAGGTCGTCATATGACACACCGACTTGTTTAAGGGCCTCAAGCGGCTTTGACTTAATCTGCGACATAAAAGAACGGGCACGTTGAGTCACCACCGCTTCTTGACGCATGCGGTCGGCTTCAATACGCATAGCCCGCTGGCGCTGGACCAGTTCTCGTTCTTTTCGTGCTAGTTGTGCGAACCGTACTCGTTCTTGTTCCTGCTCCTGCGTTAGCTTCGGTGCTTCGGTTTTTGGTGCTTCAGTTCCACCAGCAGGTGCTGGCGTCTTGACCGCTTCAGCCACTGCCGCAGTTTTCGCCGCTGCATCAGCCGCAGTTTTCGCCGCTGCATCAGCCGCAGTTTTCGCCGCTGCATCAGCCGCCAACGAATCTTTAGTAGCAATGGGAGCAACTGCGCCTTGAGAGGGATTAAGCGTTACTTCTGTCATTTCAAAATCTTCCTTAATTGCTGTATGAAGAAATGGATTTTCATTATCTTGACTCCTGGTATTTCTCTCGTTCAGACATCATTGCTGCTGCAACTTTGTAAGCCCGTTGTGCAATCGCCTCAATCTTGTCAAGGCTGATATCTTCGCGGGTAATAATGCTCTGCATCGCTTGCATAGCAAAGTTATCGAAAAGCATTTGAGCGCTGTAATGTGTAACTATCATCGCGTACGTAGCACTATTGTGGACCTGCGGCCTGGCACGTTCGGTACTGCGCCTGGCACGTTCGGTACTGCGCCTGGCACGTTCGGTACTGCGCCTGGCACGTTCGGTACTGCGCCTGGTACGTTCGGTACTAAATCGCTAGGCTTCGGTGCAACGGGTGGCGCCTGCGGCGAAGCACCGGCTCCAGGAACAGCGCCTTGGGGCGGAGGAGGCGGCATTGCTGCCTGTTTAAGGTCATCTATCTGCTGCATGAATTGCCGCAGCATGTCTAGCCGCTCTGGCTCAAGTCCCTGATTCTTACCAAAGGAGTAATATTCTAAAGCCATTTCTTGAGCGAGTTGAAGATTGTCATAGGGTTCTGGGGCGGTATACTCGCCATCGTCTACAATCTTGTCTAGGACATTTGATAGATACTCTTCTGAAGCATTGGCAAGCCCTTCGTCTTTTTCAAGGTCTGGAAAGTCCAGAAGCTTCCTCGCCTGTCGTGGATTAAGGTAGCCAGCCTGCGCATATTCTTGAACCGTTTGTAAACGGCCTTCCGGGTCGTTTGGCAGACTAGAGATTGGAAAGCACTGCATCGTGAATTCATCTTCTTCCAGGTCAATATCTGCCCATTCAATAGTTTGTAGAAAGGATTTACCCGGAACTTTTACGGCGTACTCGCCATAGTCTTTATCTTCGCTGATATCTTTAGCACAGTTTATAGACAGCTTCGCCAACTCTAGGAAGAACTTATTATACTCTTGTCCGATGACTTGGAATCGGTCTGATTCAATATTCTCGAACGTCCGAAGCGCTTTCCCAGAGTTCAGACCCATCGGCTTTTCCCCGGCGACTGATAGTTCTGAGACTGCGCCGGTGTCGTATCCGCGTTTGATTAACGTTTCGAGGTGCGTATAGATTTCTGGCTGGACGATGGGCGCGAGTAGATACTCGGGTTTTTCGTCGGAGGAGATGATTGAACCGATATCGTTATTGAGGTGTTCTTTGGAAACCTTAGAACCGTTCTTGAGCCATATCCGGAATGTGCCAGCGAGATGCATACTCCTTTGGATGACCCATAGCAGCTTATTGATTTCAACTTGGACGTTTTGTAACTGCTCAGCCAGTCCTTGAGACCAGTAACCGTAAAGCCGGGGAGACCAGCGGAATCGAGCAAAAGGAAAGTAATCGTGTCCATAATCTTCCATGGGTGTTAAATTGGCACCATCGACGGTAATAATGTGTTTGCCATCGTTTGCATCGGGTCCTGACGGAAGATGCCACGACTCGCGAACGGTAATCATGTCTGCGACGTTTGGAAGATAGCCTTTGTCGTCTTGCTTGGCCGGGTTGATGTTTTCTAAGGCTGCTTTGTATCCAGGATAGATTGCCTCCAAAACTCTCCGGTCAACCTGCATGACCCGATGCATTTGGCGGGGTCGGCCATACCAGCCTTCGATTTCATCTACGAATAACTCGGATGGTATTACCCGTTCGTAACAAATACGACCGTGTCGCGCAAAAACATGTATAATACCGTCTCCAAAAATACAGCCATCACGGAATATTTCAGGACCATAGTCATAGGCTTTGTTCTCATAGAAGATGCCTTCGACGAACTTGTTTAGCTTCTTGGCTTTCCTCTGGACGCAGTAATCACCGCCCGAAGTCAGGAAGTATGGCTTTGGTTTGTTCTTAGCCATTTTCGACGTAACAGTGTCTGTAACCGTTTGGACGATATTATAGGTGACACGGTCACGCATTCCTGATTGTACGCTTGCCAACTTTGAGTAGTTAATACCCGAAAGCCCAAGAAGTGCAAGATTGCCGTATAAACGCGAACTGATAACATGCTGAGTCACCCGTGCAGCTTGATGCTGTTGGAGATAAGAAAGAATGCCGGAGATAGAATCAGCAGCTTCTTTCGCTGATAGTTTCCACCACTGAAGTTGCTTGCGAGTCGCTTCTGCTTGGGGACCAGAGCTGAAACTACGAAAGTCTATATTAGCCACGACTACTCATTACTTGGTTCTGGAAGGTCCGGGGATGACCAGAAGAGCATTGCTTCCTCTGGCATCGGCTTTGTTTCGAAGGGATTCACAATGGTACTAGACTTCGTGACAGTATAGCCCGAAGGATTAAACGCCGTCTCAGACATTTCGATTTCGACTAAATCCATATGTCCTGGCAATTGACCCCGATATCGTTTGACTTTGTGTTTCGTCATTGTTTCTATCAATTCAATGAGAGTCATGGCCAAAGATTCTTTCCCAACCGTCGAGAGTCATGGCCAAAGATTCTTTCCCAACCGTCGAGAGTCATGGCCAAAGATTCTTTCCCAACCGTCTCTATATGCGTCCGTCGTTCCTTTAGGACCGTCTGAGAGAAACTGTCGCATCAGCTTTTCTTTCTTTCGCAGTTCCGTATTCGTGAACCGGTCATGAATCTCATTGCCTTTATCACTGGGGCGCATTGAGAATCTCTTTTTTGGCCTGAGCCGGCGTGATTGCTTTGTTATAGAGACTGCTAGAAAGCCTACCGGCGATATGTCGAAGAGCTTGAAACCGTACTTCGCGGTCTTGCGTCAATTCACAAATCTTTTGATACTCCGCACGATGTCCAATGATTTCCTCGAAGAGGTAGAAATCAGGGCCGTTCATATATTTCTTCCACCAACCTGCAGCATCTTCTCCTTGTCTTTGGCTGTGGGCCTCTTCATGCGCTAAAAGCGGTTTTGAAACTACGCCTCCCGACGGATTGTAGAGAGTCTTTCCGTAAGTAAACACGACCCCTTTGGCGGTCGCATTTGGGAAGACCTTAACAATGTCGTCGAAGTTAGGCGGCAAGCCTTGTACAATCTTCAGGAAGTTAGGCGGCAAGCCTTGTACAATCTTCAGGGCCCTAGGCCCGCTGTCCTTTAGACTCATTCGAATTCACCATACAATGCTTCGACTTCCCGTTTCTCTTGTCGCCGTTGTTCATATTGCTGAGTCGCAACCTCAACCATTTCGTCTTCGCTGCGCTTCAGCCAATCCGGTGTTCCTATCTCCGGAAGACGTGGCGTAGGCGGCGAATGCAACCAATGTAAAGCCTTGCGATACGCATAGAGGGCCGCGTCACAAATGTCAGAGTGGAAGCGGTCGGATATCTTAGGTCGTTCGGGTTTACTGTGGTCCCATTCGACCAAGCGCGAATCGTGCGCAAAGGTACCGGTGGGCCGGGCATAAAATCGGCCGGTTCGAAGCGAGTCATTGAGAAGTTCAATATGTTCCAGCTTTCGGACCTTGTCGGCTGCTTCGAGGAAGATTCCGGTACGCTTTGAGATTTCTTCTGCAATTTTCTTCCCCAATCCGCCGGTGTCGACAACGATGCTTAGAGGCTTGTACTTGTCTCTAAGGACGCGTAGGCGTTCGCCTAATTCAGTGACGGTTTGCTTTCTTCCGGTCCACTCTTCGACCAAATAAACCGAGGGAGCATCTTCTGACCAACCCAAGACAGCGATAGCATCCGCGTCGTCCCAGCCCAAATCCACACCAAAGATATATTCATATGGCCGCTTTGTTGGAGGAACATCAGTGAAAGCATTCTTCTGAGCGTCGTAACGGAACACAAGACTATTCGGGTCATAGACCCACTTGGCGAACCATTCGCGTTGAATGACCGGGTCCGCGTCTGTGACGCCTCTACGTCTAAGTTCATTGTTGAGATGCTCTCTCGGCGTCTTATGAGACTTTATTTCAATCCAGGGGTTTGAAAAAACAGTCCACTCATGATGGGACCATTCGGTGGAGGTCACGCAGGAATGAAAGTAGCCATTCGGGACCGGGCTTGGAGTACCTACGAGAGCAAGACATCCGTCGAAGTCCATGAGTCCGGGTACAAGCACGGCATCCACGAGTTCTTCAAGGTAGGCGGGGACAGTCTGTGCTTCATCGACGATGACGATTCCAAGAGGTAATCCACGGTATTTATCTATTTCGGTCTTATCCGATAATCCTGCTAAATAGATGTTAGAACCGTTTGGTAGACGTATAGCCAGTTCTGATTCGTTTACAACTCCCCCGATTTTGTAGTCTCGATGCATTTCTCTAAGAGTGCGCCATACAATGCGCTTCGCGTTGATTCGACTGAGTGTAAGGTAGAGGGAGACCGACCCGGGACGTCGTAAGGCACTATCCAAGAGGGATGCGGAGCAACCCACTGTTTTGCCAGCTCTCCGGCTACAAACCGCTGTTTTATGACGTGCACTATCGAGCGCGAATTGGGCTTGTTGGTCAAAGAGCAGCTTTCCCAGGTTCATCTGGATTGGAGGCGCTGACCGAGCAGCAGCTTCTACTACTAATTGATTGACTTGTTTTTCTAAAGAGGTTAACGACCTCGCATCGACTCTCATGCAATTTTAAGCTTTTCTCCTGCATCAAGCTGTTTCTGCATCTTGTCCAAACGTTCTGTTGTCGTTACATCGTTGATTAATTGTCCAAGGGTTTTCGCTAGTTGATTCAGAATCACAGCTTTCTTTTCTAAGGCTATGGTACTGTTCTCGACATCTCGAATCGTCTTAGCGACTAATGTTCGAACGTGGCGAATGTGGCTTAGTTTCCGCCCCTTCGGTTTGAATGGTAGTGTCTCGCCCATGGCTTTGCCCCTTCCCTTGTGTGAAAAGGATGTTTGCCCAAGGAACGAACATCTCATGTCGTGTCTTGGTGTTGTTGTTTGGGTTAGTCATGACGTATTCAATCGTGACGCCACAGTCACTAGTCTCAAAGACAGCCTGGTTCTTGCCACGAATTAATGTCTGAACAACCTCACCGCCAAACTGTACAGCGTGCTTCAACCTGACGCTGTCAACTTCCATTGGGGTGTCGCGCCTGACGCTGTCAACTTCCATGCAGCGCTCCATATGGATTGTAGACAACGTTTGGGAACTTCTTCATCAACCCAGCACAGTCATCGGTCCAATGCGTGAACTCTTTCCACGGCAGGGCCGTCAATAACGCCTTACCAATGCCCATACGTCGGAACGACTGCTTGACATAGCAATACTGTATGACAGACGCGTTGGTGTGGACGAGATAGCCTACGATTAAATCATCGCCCAATGGTGAAGCTATCAGTGTCTCGCCTTGCTTCAGAGCATGGTCAATGACCTTACGCTGACCAGCGTAATAGACGTCCGGTCTAACCCGACGGCCTAAACTGCTAGAATGTTTATAGTTCTCTAACCACGTCGCCCATATAAGGTTGTGGTCATCTGGGATGGCTGGACGGATATGGACTTCTACAGCCATTGGCTCTGCTTGCAGTTCATCGGCACAAGGATATGACGCACGCGCTCATACTTTAGTCGCGACCATTCCCAGCCGGCGATAAAGCCAAACAACCAGAATAACCCTACGGCGAGGTAGATTCGCATTGGTCTGCGACAGGCGGCTCTTTCTTCTGGGCCGCCTGCTGATTCAACCGCTTCATCTGGCCATATGCCTTCTGTATCTCGGCCTGGAAGACATGGATACGATAGGACGCCTCGCCGACTTGGGCGCACAGCTGCATGTATTCCTGTTGAATAGCTTCAAGGGTCATAGGCGGGCTTCAAGGGTCATAGGCGGGCTTCAAGGGTCATAGGCGGGCTTCAAAGGTCATAGGCGTCCGTATTCCGCTGGTCTTACATTATATGTAGTGTAGGGCTTGCCTCACGTAGATAGCCATTGGCGCCGACGGGAAAGAAGCTTTTGCTTCTCGGCCTTTCTTGGCCCGGAACCGCCCGCGCTTATAGTATAAGCAGGACTGATTAGATTGTCAAGTATTATGCAACCGGAGCAACAGTAGGCCGCCGGGTCCCACTTAGTTCTTGCAAAGGACCATTGTGTAGGGAACATCCTACATGCATAGGCCGCTACGCTGCGTATTACGCAAGAATCGTGCCTGGTTTTGGGGTGTCGCGGGAAACGCCGATTCCATTACCTAAAATCAACCACTTAGCCAAATAGGCCTTAAAACCGCCAAGGATTCAATATGAGCCTTGATGGCCCCTTGAAGCCACTCCACCATTTCCCCACCCCTTTTAACGCGTCCTGAACCTACCATGGCCAGATTTAACGCGTCCTGAACCTACCATGGCCAGAATTGGCGTCATAATCGCCGCCAACGCCGCCCCAATCACCATCCCTATCACTGAAAACGCCATTCTGGCCTCGTATGGTTCTGGTCCACAATACCTAAAGCACATTTCTGGAGCCAATGAATAGTCTCATGTTTGAACGTAGACCCGCGAGGGCCGTCTCCGCCATACGCATTATAAGGCATAGCACCGATATGGATATCCTCATTTACTGCCCAGCCGAAGCAATCATGACCAACGCCATTGCAATTCCGTATAGGCCAATCCTCAATCGTATACAATGCCTCGAATAAACAATACGTTGCTTGGCCGAGGTGTGGGTCCACAAAGCCTAAATCAACGCCGGTCGGATGGACCAGGTCATACATCAAAGCACTCTGCAGTTCTGACAATTGTATAACATTTGTCCAATCGCTGTGCCCCGTCCAATCGCTGTGCCCATTCAGATACACATAACTGCCTGCATCTGTCACAAAACTCGGCGTCAGACGAGGCATTCTCCCGCCACACGCCAATGCCGGTAAAATAAGAAGCCAGAACCATTTCATAACCGCCTCCAAAATGGATAAACGTGCGCTCCTTTATCCGGCTCCCATTTAGGGCCGATTTGGCCTTCTCGGACGCGAGGACCAAAGTACATACTCATCGCATGGATAGCATCCGCCTGCGAACAAGCCGCTAATTCCATGATTTCCTTAATGGTCCAATTACCATTAGGGATTTTATCAATGATTTCTTGAGGGTTCATCTTTCTTTCGAACGATTCCGTAGAGGTTGGTCTTATCCCATTCCTGAATGATATCGCGGCTATACTGTGCGTCTTTGAGCTCAACAAAGTGTCGAATCACGGGGCAGAAGGTTAAAGTTTCTAAGTTCAGTTTCCAAAGAGCCCACATGTAATCTCCCTGTCTGTTCATATTGTTGAATGATGAACTCTCCGACTTCATCGCCATATTCATACTGCAATCGCGTACGTAATGCAAGCAGCTTAATTGACCGAAATTTGCGCATGGCGTTTCTCCTCATATCGTTTCCAAGCCTCTTCTTGTTCTGGTGTCCTCCTCATATCGTTTCCAAGCCTCTTCTTGTTCTGGTGTCCTGCTACCCGCATTGAAAATACCAACCGAAATTGGCCAAGCAGCCAGACCGAGTAAGAAACCAATCCCTGGGTGAACAAAAAACATCAGAATCGCGAAACTCCACATCGCAATGATTCTAAGCATTTGCTGCTCCTTTCAAATCCATAGCTATTGCAATCTGAGTACCATTGTATAAACACTGATTATTCCTTACTGAATGGTTCTATATACGTAGTATTAGTCGACTCATCTGACGTCTTTTGCGACCCCGTTGTATCATATCTCAAAACTCAGCTTTCTCTTTAAAGGGACCATAAGTATAGAGGGGAGTGTATCAAAACCCTACCTATTTTTAAATGAGTTTTGTTACAACCCCGTTAATCCTGATTTCTCTGCCATTGCCGCCATTGAGTCATCCTAGACCCCTCTCCGTCAGGAAGACGAGGACGCCCCGTTCTGTTTCGATGGCGACCTTCCCGGATATGTTCCTCAAGCATATCTCGAGTCCAATTAGACGGCATCGAGCTAAACCGTACCAAAGGTGCGCCATCTTTATCAACCAAGCTGAATGCTTGTTCAATAGGTGCTCTTTTACCTATGCTGTGTTTAAGACTGAAGAGAATCTTGATATCGCGGTCGTCGGGGTCAGCCACAATGGCTCTAATACATCTAACTACATTGCTCTGCTCTTGAGAGCCACCAGCACGATAGATGAACTCTTGGTCGGTCTTCTTGTTCCAATGTCGAATGATTAGGAAAGCGCAACCAGTCTTATGTGCTAAGTTCTTGAGACTATTGACTACTTCCCGAGCATGTTGATTTGTATTGATATCCCGACCGAGTTCGATATGGTCCATGAGGGGGTCAATAACTATCAGCTTGAAACCATATTCAGTAATACGTTCTTCTAATAGTCTAATATCTTTAGGAAACTTTAATGATTCTGATTCAAGAGCTATGCGGTCGGCGGCATTGACAGCATCAGCCTTTGGTTTCCAGACACTGGCGGCATCTTCTTCCTCGGATACAAAAAGGGTACGACCAGGATGAGCCGCCGCCCAGTAGAAAGCTAATGTACTTTTTCCGGTTTCCATATCGCCGTCTAAATAGGTAAGTTCTCCGGCTGGGACCCAATCGTCGATTAGCCATTTGACCTCCTCGCGCTTGATAGTCTGGGCAAAGCGAGGCCTGGAAGTTGGCATTCGTAACGTTAGTGTATTTGTACGATGCTTCTCAGCTTGGGATACTTTTTGAAATACTGTAGCTGCTGGTAGAGGTGGTCGATAGGTTTCATTTTGCGCAATAGCGTGTTGTGAAACCTCAGCGGTGGACCATCCCTTGCTAACAGCCCAACAGCAATACCGATAGAGTGCATTATCTCTTCCACCTTCTTCGACCCCTGGCCCGAACTGACCTTGGATGACATTTGTTGACCTTAGACTTTCTGGCCATGGCGCTAGTGGTCTATCTGGTCCAGCAACATATCCCGGACTAGGAGGGGCGATAATATACCCGCCCTTAGCGCGGACATCAATCCCCGGCTGAATTCCAACCATAGAACTTTGTCCAGTTGTTTGGAAATAGTAATGTCGACCGCGAGGAGTTTCCACTTGATAGGTGTTGAAGGAAGGCGCATCAATTCGGTCGACGTCAAGAACGTCCAACCCTGATACTTCGCCTGTAGAAATTGCCACGTTAGCATTTGGCCACTTAGTCCACCACATTACAATGGTTCTAGAATCAATGCAAGCATCCTTGAAACCATGTGGAGTTAAAGGGGTTTTACCGCCTGGGACACAAGGAAAGATGTACCAACCGCGCGCAGCATATGTGAGCGCAGCTTCTAAGAGTTTGTTGGACAACCGCGCCTCCAGGTTGACAAGATAACCCATAGTCGTTATAGTTGCCACATGAAAGCTGGGTTGATGGAACTCGGTGTGGCATTGCTCGCATGTGTTGTGGCCTATGGCTTTGGTCGCTATGCGCAGCCGGCCAAGATTGTAATAAAGACTGAAACAGTCATGGTTGAGAAGGAAATCATTAAATGGCGAACCAAAATCGTTCGTGACCAACATGAATACAAAACCGTCGTTGAACATAAATTTCCAGACGGCACTTTAGTGCGAAAGAGCACCGATGAAAAAGACTCTACGACAAAGATAGACCAAACAGAAAACAAGACAGACAACAAGCGAGATAGTTCAACCTCATCGAAAGTTACTGAATGGCGGCGCAGCAATTGGCGTATTGGAGCATTGCTTGGCGCAGATATACGACGCTTGGGAAGCGGGTTTGATTACGGAGGAAGAGTGGAACGTCGCTTACTTGGGCCTATATGGTTCGGCGCGGAAGGCAATTCTACGGGCCGGGTTGGGGCTTCAGTCTCGGTTGAGTTCTAGTCGATGAGCATTCACCAATTTGAGGAATCTCTTGCCCGTGCGAGACCAGCAGAAAAACGGTTAGACCAATACCTTGTCGACCTTGGTTATTCTGATATCACCTCTGTTTCAATGGACGATGAACGACGTGGAATTGACCGCATTGCAGTTAAGGCCGGAGACCGAATAACGTTTGAGTACAAAGCAGACTTTAGAGCAGCGAAGACTGGTAACGCTTACATAGAAACGGTAAGCAACAATGTTAGTAATAAACCTGGATGGCTTTTCACTTGTCAAGCTGATTGGATTCTGTATTATATCGTGGCTCCTGAGCCTTATGTCATGTGGCTGAAACCAAAAGTACTCCAACAAGCGTTGGATGGTTGGCGTGAGTTGTATAAGACGAGCTCCGCTATCAATCCTGGTTATGCTTCATATGGAGTTCTAGTACCGTTGGATGTTGTGAAGCAGATTGCCGACCGAGTGGAATTCCTAGGACAAAGCCCGCGGAAACAGAGTTTCCTATGAATATCTACGTCGCTGGTAAATGGGAAGAGACCGAAGCGGTTCGAGCGGTACAGGAATTAGTGCGCCAAGCTGGCCATATCGTTTCTTATGATTGGACGCGGTACTTGAAAGACTTGCCGCTCCGTCTTCAAGCTATCGCAGACTTGGAAGGCGTTCTACAAGCTGATGCTGTTATCTTCTTGAACCACCCACGATGCGCTGGTGCTTTTACCGAAATTGGAATTGCTATTGGTCAGCAGATTCCGGTTGTGGTAGTGAAGCCAGAACTTAAAGACAATATCTTCTTTAACCTTGACCGTGTGTATTCTTGTCAGACGGCGTCTGAGGCTGTTCAGTTGTTAGGGCACTTATGATTCTGTTTCTAGTTTTTCTGTTAGCATTTACTGTGTCATTCTTTACGACAGTTCTTCTTCTGAGGCTATTGAACAAATGAGAATGTTTGACACCGGGGCTACTAGAGATGATGACACCACGAAAATCGATTATGAAGGTTTTCTTAGCCCATTGGTTCTTAAGCGTTATGCCGAGTACATGGAATCATGCCGAAAGCAAGCTGACGGTACTGTGCGCGCTAGCGACAATTGGCAGAAAGGGATTCCGTTGGACGTCTACATGAAGTCTATGTTTCGACATTTCATGGAAGTCTGGACGTTGCATCGTGGGCGCATTGCGAATGAGCCGATTCTCGTTCGAGAGGCGCTCTGTGCTCTGATGTTCAATGTGCAGGGCTATCTCCACGAATCCTTGAAGGGTCGATAATAATGAGTGAGCAGGAATGTTTGGCTACTTCAGGACCAATACAACAAATTACGTTACGCATCCTGCTTTCAGTGTCTCGCCTTGCTTCAAACCCGGGTCCATGGACCCATACCCATACCCATACCCATACCCATACCCATACCCATACCC